ACTACCTTGTGGCCAGTGCGTAGGTTGTCGGTTGGAGCGTTCTCGCCAATGGGCAATTAGGTGTTTGCACGAGGCGAGTTTGTATGAGCATAATTGTTTCATTACGCTTACATACAATGACGAGAATCTTCCTGAAGATTTGAGTTTGAATTATGAGCATTTTCAAAAGTTCATGAAGCGTTTTAGAAAAGCGTACAAAGGGATTGACCCGGATGCTAAGGGTCAGTATCCCGTAAGGTTTTATATGGCGGGAGAGTACGGCGAGCAGTTTGGCCGTCCGCACTTTCACGCTTGTATTTTTAATTTTGATTTTGATGATAAGAAGTTGTTTAAGACCACGGATGCGGGGTCTAAGTTGTACACTTCGGAGAAGTTACAGAGGCTATGGCCATATGGCTATATTAGTATCGGAGATGTAAATTTCCAATCAGCAGCTTATGTTGCTCGGTATATAATGAAAAAGGTTAACGGGCAGCTGCAGGAAAGTCATTATGAGTTTGTAAACCCCGATACTGGTGAGATAAGTAAGCGAAAGCCTGAGTTTACGAAGATGAGTTTGAAGCCTGGAATTGGCCAGGGTTGGTATGATAAGTTTAAAGATGATGTTTACCCGCACGATTATGTGGTCGTGAACGGGCGAAAGGTTCGGCCGCCGAGGTTTTATGATAAGAAGTTTAAGGCCGAAGACCCGATCAGTTTCGAGTGGATCGAATATGAGCGGGAAGTTAAGGCTCGAGACCGGTACGAGGACAATACGGTCGAGAGGTTGGCAGCGAAGGAGAAGGTAGCGAAAGCGAGGCTCTCCCAGCTTAAACGTTGTTTAACATAAAGGTAGTGATATGAAAATGTTAGTGTGTACTATCCGTGATAGGGCAGCAGAGGCTTATGGTCGTCCGTTTTTCTTGCCGGCGACCGGTGTGGCGATTAGATCGTTTCAGGACGAAGTGAATCGCAATGCAGCAGATAATCAGGTGTACCAGCATCCTGATGATTTTGATTTGTACGAACTAGGTACATTTGATGATTTTAGTGGTAAATTTGAGTTACACGAGCAGCCGAAGCTGTTAGCATTAGGCAAGCAGGTAAAGGATCGTAGTTAATAGCTAGGGCCTCGATTCCCAGTGGGAATCGGGGCGCAACAGAGGAGATAGCAGTCATGCATCGTAATAAGTCGGTTAATGTCCATCAGTTTGCAATGATTCCACGGGCCGACATTCCTCGGTCTAAGTTTGATGCCCAGAAGTCGTATAAGACTACGTTTGATTCTGGTTATCTTGTTCCGGTGTATTGTGATGAGGTACTACCTGGAGATACGATTAATTTGAAGATGACCGCATTTGCGCGGTTGGCTACGCCACTGTTTCCAATAATGGATAACATGCATCTAGATTCGTTTTTCTTTTTTGTACCAAATCGATTGATTTGGGAGAATTGGCAGAAGTTTATGGGTGAGCGTTATCCGAACCCAGATTCTTCGATTGATTACACAGTTCCGGAGATGACATCGCCGGAAGGTGGTTATGCAGTGGGTTCACTGCAGGATTATATGGGACTGCCAACGGCAGGACAGATTACAGGTTCTAATACGGTTACGCATTGTTCGTTTTGGCCGAGAGCGTATAACCTTATTTGGAATGAATGGTTCCGGGACGAAAACCTCCAGGATTCAGTAGTGGTCGATCAGGGCGATGGCCCGGACGATCCTGCTGATTATGTGTTGTTACGTCGCGGTAAGCGACACGACTATTTTACTTCTGCGCTGCCGTGGCCGCAGAAGGGTGATGCAGTTACGTTGCCGTTAGGTGGTAGCGCGCAGTTAAGTGAGACTACTGCCCCGTTGAGTTTTGTAACGGGAAGTTCGGCTACTGTTTATAACAGTAGCGGTAGCGTTGCTAGTGGTGGTGCATTACGGGCTAGTAGTGCAGGATTGTTCCAATATAACGATGGTACTGGTTCTTTGACGCTTAATAATGCGTCAAGTTTGGAGGCTGATTTAACAGGTATCACAGCGGATCTATCTACAGCGACCGCTGCGACAATTAACCAATTGCGGCAGTCTTTTCAGATTCAAAAGCTGCTAGAAAGGGATGCACGAGGTGGTACGCGTTATACTGAAATTATCCGCGCTCATTTTGGAGTTGTTAGTCCGGATGCTCGTTTGCAGCGTCCTGAGTATCTTGGTGGTGGTTCTACTCCCGTATCTATTAATCCCGTTGCCCAAACTAGCGCCACGGGGCTTGTTGAAAATACTAGTCCCCAAGGTAATTTGGCCGCCTTTGGAACGGCTCTCGCATACAATCATGGATTTACGTATTCTGCTACAGAGCATGGTGTGATTCTTGGTATGGTGGCTGTGCGTGCTGACCTCACGTATCAGCAGGGTCTGCCGCGCATGTGGTCGCGTTCTACGCGATATGATTTTTATTTCCCTGCGTTTGCCACACTTGGCGAGCAGGCAGTGCTCAATAAAGAGATTTATTGCACTGGAACAGCGACTGATGATGATGTGTTTGGTTATCAGGAGCGTTGGGCTGAGTATCGTTATAAGCCTAGTCAGATTACTGGGTTGTTTAGAAGTACGGCAGCGGGTACTTTGGATGCTTGGCATTTGGCCCAAAATTTTGGGTCTCTGCCGACGCTTAACGAGACGTTTATTCAGGACAACCCGCCAGTTGATCGTATTGTTGCTGTTGGCGAGGAAGCCAACGGACAGCAGTTTTTGTTAGATGCATTTTTTGATATTAAACAGGCTCGGCCTATGCCGATGTACAGCGTTCCTGGTTTGATTGATCATTTCTAATATGGAAGATGATCAGTTAGTTCCAGTGGTGGTATCAGCAGCTCAGGCGGCCATGGGTAATCCGTGGCCTGCTTTGATTTCTGCAGGTGCTAGTCTTTTTGGCGGTGAACGCGCTAATCGGTCTAGGGAGGAGGCCGCTGCGGCTGCTAATGCCGCATCAGCGGCAGCAGCTCAGAAGCAGATGGAGTTTCAAGAGCGTATGTCTAATACAGCGTATCAGCGGGCGATTGCTGATATGAAGGCAGCTGGTATTAACCCTATGTTGGCAGCTATGCGTGGTGGAGCATCGACCCCAGGTGGGGCGATGTACACAGCTCAGATGCCACAAATTTCAGATATTTTTACGCCGGCGACACAGGCGTATGCGCAGCAGCAGACGGCTGGTGCTAGTTCTGCTTTACAAGCTGAACAGGCGTTTAAAACTCAGTATGAGGCTGAGTTTGTACAGCAGGGTGTAGAGAAGCTTAAGAAAGAAATTCGGAATTTAGATTCCGAAGAAGAGCGTTTGAAGGCAATGGTTGTTATGCTTGGTGAGCAAGCAACATTGTTAAAGAACCAGGGCCTTAGCCAGGCGGATATTCAACAGCATTTTAAGGCTATGGTTCGCAAGTTGGACGAGGAAACGACGATTTTGAAGAGTGAAGTTAAAGCAATTGATGCTTTGAATAATTTGGGTAGAGAGTTTGGTCAGGCCAAACCGTTGATTGATACTATTGTTAATGCTATTAAAGGATTACGGAGATGAGGATACGACATGTTAGGAACCCGTTTAACTATGATGGCGATCAAGTTAGTCGTGATACCAGTCTTATTTGTAGCGATAGCAGTTTGGCTCAGCAGCAATTTCGCGATGAGTGCGATATTAATACCATTCTTCGCCGTTTTAATGTTACTGGGCAGCTACCTGTTGGTAGCGTTCAGCCTCAGTACGGCGATTTTAGCGGTATTTTTGATTACCGCACTGCTTTGGATGCAGTGAGGGCCGCCCAGGAGTCATTCGACGCCTTGCCGGCCAAAGTTCGCAGCCGTTTCGCTAACGATCCGGCTGCGTTCGTAGATTTTTGCTCGGATGAGAGCAATCGGGAAGAGATGAAGGCGTTGGGCCTTCTTATCGAAAAGGCCGCATCAGCGGCTGAAAAGTCACCTACCGAGCCCGTTTCGGGCGAGGCTGCACAGTGAATTACTTGATGTAACTGTGCTAGGTGACACCAACTAGGAGAAAAGTATGAAAAGGTACCGTGTGAATAAGCGTAAGTCGGCAAGACAGTTCCGTAAGGGTTCTATGCGTACTAAGGCAGCCAATCTACGCGCCAATCCTATGCGCGGTGGATGGCGTTTGTAAGTGCCTTGCTTTCATCCACTGCAGGCGTTTAAGACTGCAGCTGGAGAGGTTGTTTTTCATGAGAGCGCCCGACATGACATCGTACGCGGCCTTAC